GCCAAGGATGCTCTCGCTCTGCTCTCGTATCACGAGCGCGAGGTGAAAGCCGGTCGCCGCAGTGAAGACGATCCCGTCACGCACACCTTGCCCACCGGGCAGGAGATCGAGCTGCGTGCCTCCGATTTGCCCGTTTACCAGCAGCGCGTCACCGATGCGCAGCAATGGTTCACCCATGATGCCAAGGTCAGCCAGGTGCGCGAGTCCGCCACCAAGCTGGCCGAAAAGCATGCCACCACCAAAGGTTACAAGGAGGCGCGTGAAGCCTACCTCAAAGACGCCAACCTTCCCGCCCGGCTCGAAGAGCTGGCCGCCAAGGCCGCGCTCTACGACGTGCTGCAAAGCCGCCGTGCCGTCATCACTTTCCCGGATGCAGCAGGCGCTGCGACCAAAGCGCCCTCCGCCAAGGAGTCCATCCCCCGCCAAGACCCGCCGAGCGAAACCCGAGCCAGCACTCCACGCCTGGCATCGGTGAATGAGCACGGCTCTGACCTCGCGGCTCGCAAGAGCCTTCTCATGCAGAAGGCGAAGACGGCGAAGACCGAAGACGAGCGCCAGAAGTATCTCAAAGAAGCCATCAAGCTCGGGCCTGTGCAGCGCACGGCGCGTGCCGCCTGAGCTTCACCCCTCCGCGTGGAACCCAAACCATCAACTTTCTAGCATACCATGGCTCAAGCCCTTTCCTCCACCGTCCCTGCGATCCACGAAGATCTCGCCGACGAAATCGCTCTTCTCGACAACGAGAACACCATCTTCAGCTCCACCGTCCAATCCGGCGGCTCGGCTGAAAACTCCGTCTATTCCCGCGTCGCGGACAAGCACCTGACCGGCCGCCTTGGCGGTGTCGAAGAAGGTGATTCCGTGACCCGCGCCAGCGTGTCCAATCACTTCACCAACCGCGCCAAGATCTACGGTGCCGTGCAGCAAAAGCGCGAAACCTACGGCGTGTCCAAGCGCGTCGAAAAAGTCGAAAACACCGCCGGTGTTGCCAACGAAGTCGGCGAGTCCCGCTTCCGCGCTCTTGAGCGCTACAAGCAGGGCACCGAAATCACCCACCTGTCTGCGCAGCTTGCCAACGACAATGCGTATGCGCACGACGACGAGGGCCGCCTCGGCCAGATGCACCTCACCATGGGTGCCAGCGGCTACGTCGAAAGCTCCGCGCAGGGCACCGATTCCACTTTCCAAGTGGACAGCAACTATCGCCCCGGTGCGTCGCAGCTCATCAACGTCGCCAGCGCCTCGGCTTTCACCGAGACGAACATGCGAACGCTCCTGCTGGAGTGCCGCCAGGCCAAGCGCAAGAACGTCAAGCTGACGATGTTCGCAACGACGGACTTTGCAAACCACCTCGCCACGTTCTTCGACAGCGGCACGCTGACGAACACCGCCACGCCGATCCGCCGCTTCAACCAGGACAGCACGGATCACGAGATCACCAGCATGCTCACCGGCTACCGCACTGCGTTCGGCAGCCTCATGGTCGTGCCCACCGAGCACCTCAACGGCGTCCGCAATGCGGGCAGCCTCGCCGGTGCATCCACCACGAACACCTCCACCAATGTGGACGTGACCAGCACGGCCGGCCTGCAATCCGGCATGAAAATCGGCGGCACCGGCATCCCGGCGGGTGCTTACATCGCCAGCATCACCAACAGCACGCGCTTCGTGCTGTCCTCCGCGGCCACCGCCACCGGATCACCCACGCTCACGCTGGGTGATTTCGATCACGCGCTGGCGCTGGAGATGGAATACTTCTACGAGCTGCTCAACGGCCTCGAAGAAGTGGACCTCTCACCGGATGGCAGCGGCACGCAGGGCTATGTGGAAGGCTTCTTCAGCCTTTTCTGCTCGATGCCCGCCGTTCACGGCAAGGTTTACACCGCCGTCGCTTAACGCATCCCCGCCGGGCAGGCGGGTGAAGGCGCTCCTTGTTGTTGTTGTGACCGCATCGACGCACCCTTCCCCGGTTCTCACCTGCCTGCCCTGGCGGCCCCTTTTCCCATCTGACAGCGGGCAAGAGTGCCCGCGCTCCTTTCGTGATTTATGTGGAATCCTGACAAAGCACCGGTGCTTGGCTTTGAGAAGCTGGCCAAACGTGTGGGCCTGCACAAAGCCCGTGCGATCTTCGCCGCCTATCAGCGGAAGCTGGAGATCGACAATCATCACGCCGCCGAGCAGGAAAAGCGTGCCGCTGAACTGCGGCGCAAGCGTGGTCCCGTCGTCGTGCGCAATGACTTCGACATGGCGCCCGCGTATCACATCGCCCCGCTGACCTACAAGCAGCTTTACCGCAGCACCCTGGGTGAGCGCGGCTGCAAGGGCGGCGAGGTCTTCGATGATGAGACGATGCTCAAGGACTTCCTCAAACGGAATCCTGACTGCGCTCCGCAAAAGGTCATCACTGGCGACATCCGCAGCGGATGGACCGCCGCGCTGGAGCAGGCGGCCAAAGAGGGCCGCATGCACCGCGCCATGCAGTTTGCTAAGGTCAGCGTGCAACTTCAAAAAGCGGCACAGGAGGGCCGCACCGCCCTCGTGGCCTGACACCGCCATGGCCGTGCGTGAACACATCGCCTTCAACACGGCCTTTGAAGATGCCGTCCGCCCCACGGGCCTGCTCACGGCCATGAGCAGCAATGCCACAGTCAAAAGCGATCTGCTGGCGCTCTTCAATCGCAGTTACAAGATCGGCTACGAGCTGCCTTTCCAAAGCAATGTGTTTTGGGAAGATGCCCGCACCTGGGCGGAGATCACGCCGAGCAGCGGCCTCATCGCCTGGGATGTGCTGGGGGATGCCCGGAACATCGAAGTCTGGACCAAAGACCCGCGGGAGACGCGGCTCGCCAGCAGCGTCACCTTCTTCACCGACAAAACCGGCCTCGCCGTGAGCGAGGAACTGGAAACCGTGTGGGTGAGCTGGGTGCCGCGCATCTACAAATTCAACACGACCGCCTGGGCCACGGCCACCGCCTATGTCGTCGGCGATGTGCGCACCGTGAGCACCAGCGGCGAGTGCTATCGCTGCCTTGTCGGACACACCAGCGGCACCTTTACCACTGATCTGGCGGCCAGCAGATGGGTGCTCATGCCCGTGCTGGAGGTGCTGCACGAGTTTCTCATCCGCCACCTGCATGCCACGCACCTCCGCGAAACCGGCCAGGTGCAGACCGGTGTCTCCCTGCAAACCGCCGCCTTGCAAGACCTCCTCGAAACCCACCGCGCCGAGCTGCGGCGCAACCGCGAAACCCCCAAACCCTGATTTATTATGGACGCCGTTCGATCCTGTGACCTTCAATCTTCCACCACGCCAAGCACTGACGCCATCGCCACGGCCAATGCCACCGTCTTCACGCTGGCGCCCGGTGAAATCGGCTTCATCCAAAACCTTGATGATGCCGCGCTTGCCGTGAAATACGGAACCGGTGCCAGCACCACCAGCCTGCACCTGATCCTGCAAGCGGGCTCCGCCGCGGATGATGGCAAAGGTGGATTCGTTTACATCACCGATTACGCCGGTCCCGTCAGCGTGGCTGCCATGAGCGGCAGCCCGCGGTTCATCGCCTGGAAACGCGCTCATTGCTAAGCCCATGACGCCCCTGCTGCACAATCCTTCTCGCTTGATCAACCCGCTGGCCCGCCAGCGGTTCATCGGGTATGGGACGGGGATGGGGGGAGGTGGCTCGTTTACCGGGGCTCTCGATGCTTACACAACCAATCTGGATGCGGCGTGGAGCGTCAGCCGCAGGCTGCTCACGAGCTACTCGGGAGCACTGATCCGCGTGCGTCGCAGCTCGGATAACACGGAGCAGGACATTGGTTATGTCGACGCCACGGGGCTGCTGGACACGGCGGCCTTGCTGTCCTTTGTGGGCGCGGGGAATGGCTTTGTCTGCAAGGTGTATGCGCAGAGCGGTGGGAGCGGTAAAGATTTCTTGCAAACAACCGCGGCCTCGCAGCTCCGCATTGTCAATGCCGGCAGTCTGATCACCACAGGCACAAACAACCGCGTCATGGCGGAGGTGATCAGCGCCAGCACGCAGTTCATGGCCACGGCGGCCTTTACCGCGCTCACCGGCAGTAGCCTGACCATGAGCGCCTTTTTCCGAGCTACTGCCAACAGCCCGGCAGGCCGCTTGTTTGGAGGGGCGCAAACAAGCCAGAATGATTCCGGCATTGGTGGCTGGATTCCTGCCTATCTTGCCAGCCCTGGCATCAAATCATTTGATTCACCTGACAGGGCAACTTTAACGGTCAGCATGCCGGTGAACCTCAGCTATTCCTCGCTGAGCATCAGCACGGGTCACACGCTGCGCATTGCCGGCAGCAGCAATACCAGCAGCTTCACCCCGGCGGCCAAGAACATTCAGCACTGGCTGCTGTTCTGCTATTCGACCAGCATCGGGCAGTCCCACACCGGGGACATGTTTGGTGAGGCATCGACTTGGACAGCAAACCGCGACAGCGATCAGGCCGCCATTATCGCCGAGCGCAATACTTTCTACGGAGCCCCCTGATGATACGCTACGTTCCATCTTCCGCCGCTGAAACCCTGAGTGATGCGCTCTGGGCTCTGACCCGTCCGCCGCAGGTGAGGCAGCCGGAGGACACCTCCAAGATGTTCCCGTGGGTGGATGATTTGCAAGTGCCCTCCAAACGCTGGCTAATCGTGGACACCACGTTTACCATTCCCGTGCATGCCGAGGCGGAGCTGGATGGCATCGCGGACATCCTTCAGCCTTGGATTGATGCCGGGCAGCTTCCGGCCGATACGAACGCCACGCTTGCTGCCTTCATCGAATCGAAGCGCGGGCAGATGCTGACAGTGTATGACGCCTTTCCCCAGCTCTTCAAAGACCTGAGCAAGAGCTACGAAGAAATGATCTCCGCTGGATGGCTGGCGGTTCCCGGAGGTGCGCCATGAGCATCATGGAAGACAACGGCACTGAAATCATCCGCGTGGGCACCATCAATGCGTGGGCGTTCAAGATTGCGATTTGGATCGCGCCACTCTTCAGCCTGTGGCTGGTGACGAAGGTGCTGGCGCATGACACCGACATCGCCGTCCTGAAAATGCAGATGAGCATGAGCGGCGGCAAGGGCATCTCCCAAAGCGTGAACGTGGGCCAGCATGACAAGGCCGCTGCCGCTGCCGCTGCCGAAGCCAGCGCCAAGACATGGCTGACGACCAAGGACGTGGCCGCCCGTGAGGGCATCACGGAGCGCACGGTGATCAACTACATCGAGAACGGCATGATCGAGCCCACGCCGAGGAAGAACGGCAAGAGCTGGGAGATTGCCGCGAATTTCCGCATCGTGCCGAATGATTCCGAAAACTGCGGAGAGATTCCGCAAGGCCCATGACCCAGACCACTTTCGCACGCCGACGCCGCAAGGTGAGCGTGCTTCAGCAGAACATCGACAACCTCAATCTCATCCTCCATCCCATGAACAACATCCTCAAGAACTGGAAAACCTCGCTGATCGGCATCATCGGCATCATCGGCATCATCGTCTCCACCTGGCTGCCGGAGTATCAGACGCAGCTCGACAAAGCCGTCGTCATCCTCATGGGCCTGGGCCTGCTGCGTGCGGAGGATGCCAAGCCTGCTCTGCGCGGTCCGCCGACTTATCTGCACAAAATGCTCATCGGCATCTTGATGCTGAGCTGCCTTTCGCTGGTCTCCTGCTCGACGAGTGCCAGCGGGGAAAAGACTTTTCTCGGCATCACGCGGGATGGCTGGATCAGCGGCGGCAAGGCCGCTGTGATGTCCGCCGCGCCAGTGCTGCTGCAAGAGCGAGCCAAAACGGCCGCCAAGCAGCCTGTGAATGTGCAGCCCTGACCGACTGCGCCGCCGCCCTGTCTCCTGACCACGAGTGACGGAAGGGAGCGGGGCGGCGCTCCACCTTCTCACTCATCATGCTTCTCACCGCCTCAACGATCTACGGCATCTCCAAGGCCCTGCTGGCCTTGGGGCTCATGCTCCTGACGGTGTTCGGAGTGTTTTACTACGTCGCCAAAAAGCCATGAGCAAACTCACCATCATCCTCGATCCCGGCCACGGCATGGGAAACCGCAAGTCTGGCGTCTATGATCCCGGTGCCACGGTGCGCGTGGGCAAGGCCGATGTCACCGAGGCCGGCATTGTGATGGACTGGGCCAATGAGCTGAAGGTGCAGCTCGAAACGCTGAGCCACAAGGTCATCCGCACGCGCATCAATGCCAGCGATGTCTGCCCCATCGGCGAGCGGGTGAGCATCGCGCACAAGTATGGCGGCAACGTGCTCATCTCCCTGCACTGCAACGCCGCCAACGGGCAGGCGCATGGCACCGAAACCTTTTACCGAGGCGAGAAGAATGCCGCGCTGGCCCGTGCCTGTAATGCCGCCATCGTCGAGGCACTCGGCACCAAAGACCGTGGTATCAAGACCGAAGCCGCCAGCCAGCACGCCCGCCTGGCGGTGCTCAATTTCCCCGCCGCCTGCCTCATCGAGCTGGGCTTCATCGACCACGCGCAGGATCGCGCCAAGCTCGCCGACCAGCAGCTCATGCTGCTGGCCTGTCAAGGCCTGGCTGATGCCATCGTAGCCAACTGCACGCAAGCCACACGCTGAAGCGTGAACAACATACTTTTCTGCCATGCCCTCCGAAACCTACTACCTCCACCGCGATGGCCGGACGTTTCCCGTTCGCTACTGCACCTCTGCGCCCGCACTCATCACCGAGACGATCAAAAGCGCGGAGTATCAAAAGCTGTTTACCGATGACGGCATCGGCATTTCCAAGAAGGGCGATTTCGAGTTTACCAATCCGGCCGCGACAACCTATGACAACATCCAGCTTTCCAAGGTGGATCTGGCCGCGCAAAAAGGTGTCACGTTGATTCCATCGGGAGCCGTGACCATTGAAAAGCTGGGCACCACCACGGTGGATGGCAGCGGATCGAGCACCAGCCACACCAACGTCTTTGCCAGTGTGGCCGATTACAAGGTGGCCGTGAGCGACAACAAGAACCCGGACCAGCCGCTGCGTGTCGATGACATCGACGTCACCATGTGGTCGGTGGACACGGAGAAGAACACCGGGGCGACCCGCACGCTGAAGTTTCAATACCTGCCGGGCGACATCTTCACCAATGCGCCGATGCTGGGCTTTGATGACGACGCGCCGGACGCTTAACCCGCCCTGATTCATGGACGCCCTAGAAATCATCCAGTTCAAACCAGTGCCAAGCGTGGTGCCGGGAGAGCAAGGCCTGCACTTTGCCGTGCCGCTGAGCACGCTGCGGGACAAGGCCAAACTGGTGGTCGATAGCTCGACGTTTCTCAGCGCCGTGCAGAACCAGGTGATCCCGCATGGGCAGCATTTGGAGGCCAAGCTGGCCGGGCATGCGGTGAAAGATTTTGTCTTCAAAGGATGGCAGGACGGGCCGGCCGGTTACATGACGGCGATGTTTCATCGCCTGCTGACGGCTCGCGAGAGCAGCACCGAGCAGCGCACCTTGAGCGGCCCGGCCTTCAGCATGGAGCGCCCCTGGCCGAATGTGCTGGTGTATCTCGCGGCGCTGGAAGATCCGGATTCCACCTATGTGATGACCATCGGCGGGGAGGAGGTGGAGGTGCAAAAGCTCTTTGACCGCGTGTATCTCGTGCCGCAGGGCACCTACTCCAGCCCGGTGCGCCGCGAGGTGTATGTGAGCACGACGGGAAATTTTGCCCCGGCGCTGCTCGAAACGGATGTGCCAGTGCCGGGCCGCCTGCAATGGGCGCATCGCAATCTGCGTGGCGGGGTGAACTGCCTGCATCCGCGCTGCGTGTTTGAGGAGACGCAGCGGAACGCCCGCAAGCTCATGAACTGGGGCACCGTGCAGCGTCGCGAGCCCGGATCTGCCGGACGCCTCATCACCATTCCCGCTACCAATCACGTCACCTGGCAGGAGCACTGCTTTGATGTGAATGTGCAGCGCAGCGATGACGGCCAGTGGGTGCTCACGCGCCTCGTCGCCAGCCCGCCCAAAGGATTCAAAGCCGTCCGTGAAATCACATGACCCGGATCAACCAGCTTCTCACCCGGAGGCCGGTGGCGATCCACCAGCCCGGCGTGTCGTGGAGCACAGTGGCCGGCAAAGACCTCATCACACGCGTGCAGGAGGAGCCTGAGTTCAACGAGGATCTGCCGGAGCAGGTGCGATACATTGAAACGGGCACGACGACGACCACCACCACAACCACGACGACGGCCGAGCCCACGACCACCACGACCACGGAGGAAACGACTACCACCGAGGAAACCACGACAACGACCACCACGGAAGAGCCGACGACGACCACCACGACGACGACGACGACCACCACCACCACAACAACCACGACCACGGAAGAGACAACCACAACCACCGAGGAGCCCACAACGACGACCACCACCACGACCACCACCACCGAAGAGCCCACCACCACCACCACGACCACCGAAGAGCCCCCAACCACGACCACCACGGAAGAGCCATGATGCCACCCATTCCACCGCCTCGCGATTATCAGGAAATGAGCTGCTCCGCAGTGCCGTGGCACACGAGTTTCATTGGTCAATCGCAGCAGCACACCTACTGGCTGTATGCCATCGTGGATCGTGTGATGCGGGCGGTGCCCGAGCTGCGCGGCATCATTGAGCTAGGCACCGGGGCGGGCGCTTTGAGCACGGTGTTTGGCCTGTGGGGTGTCGAGCGTGGCATTCCGGTGCATACGGTGGACCAGGTGATGAGGCACAAGCCGCTGCTTTTGAAGCATTTGGGCGTGTGCTTCCACCAGCAGGACATCTTTGCGCCTGCCACACAAGGCTTGATTCAAGACGCCGCTGCCATGGGACCGTTGTGGTTGTTCTGTGATGGTGGTCGCAAGGCGCAGGAGCTGAAGACCTATGCGCCCATGCTGCCGCCGGGCAGTGTGATTTCTGCCCATGATCTGGGCGTGGAGTTTTCCCATGAACGCGATGCCGCGCCGCTGTGTGAGGCCGGGATCATCGAGCCATTTCATCCTGAATGGTGGATGGAAGGCAATGTGCAACTCGCCATCTATCGCCGCCGATGAAATTCACTGTCTCCATGGCCTGTTATGATGACTTTGACGGGGTGTATTTCACCGTCCAGGCGCTGCGGGCCTACCATGACATGACGGATGTGGATTTGCTGGTGCTCGACAACCATCCCGATTCGCCACACGGGGAGCGCCTGCGGTCCTTTGCCCCGCGTGCAGGCATGCGTTATGTGCCGGTGACGGATCGCGTGTCGAGCTGGGTGAAATATGATGCCATCCTGCATGCCGCGGGTGATGTGGTGATCGGCATGGACAGCCATGTGCTGCTCATGCCGGGGGCGCTGGATGCACTCAAAGCCTGGTGGCAGGCGCAAGCGCCTGGCTGCCGGGATCTGCTGACCGGCCCGGTGATTTATGATGAACTGCAAGCGGGCAGTTCGCACCTGCTGCCGGAGTGGGGCAAGCATGACTTTGGCGTGTGGAGTCCGGTCCAAAAGCGCGATGCCACGCGGGAACCCATGGAGGTGCCGATGCAGGGCATGGGATTCTGGAGCGTGTGGCGCACGGCCTGGCCGGGTGTGCCGACGGGCATGGCAGGCTTTGGCGCGGAAGAGTGGTGCCTGGCAGAACGCATCCGCCAGCATGGCGGCCGGGTGATCAGCCATCCGGCGGTGCAATGGGGCCACCGCTTTGCCTGGCCGAAACGCACGTTTACCGTGTCGCTGGAGGACAAGGTGCGGAACTACTATCGCGGCTGGCTGAGTGTTTATCGACGTCTCGACCATCCGCAGATGCAGGCCATGACCGCGCACTGGCAAACGCAGATGCCGCCGGAAAAGCTGCAAGGCCTCATCAAAGAGGTTTGTCCATGATACGTTTTCATGATACATCTAGACTAAACCATTGCCTTTACTTATGAACACCGCCCTCAACGATTTCAACCGCCGCGCCGCTGAGTCCCTGCCGCTTTACTGGGACACGGTGAATGCCGCTCGTGGCAATGCGCAGAATGGGAGCAATCCCCTGGCTCCCCGGATGACAGCGACGCCGGGCGGGCTGATGCCGCTGAACTCGGTCATGGGACCGGGCGGGGCAATGCTGCCGGTGAGTGACGATAGCTCGCAGATGATGGGCGGGCTGGTGCCGTTCGGGGGCTTTCGGGCGCTGGGTGGACCGGTGATGCCGGGCCGGGCGTATGTGGTCGGCGAGCGTGGCCCGGAATTGATCATGCCGGCCGGGCCTGGCATGGTGGTGCCGAATGCGGCCACGACGGGCAGCCGCATCGGTCGCAGCCCGATGAATCGCCCCTATGCCGAGATGCCGGGCAGCGGCGGCAGTCTGGCGAATCGTCCGACGCGAGCGATTGGCCGCAGTGTTAATGATCCGCAGCGGGCGTCCGAGATGGCGGCGCGGCAGATGCGGAGTCGCGGAGATTTCGCGGGCGCGGCCAATGTGCTGCAACGCAATGCCCTTTTTGATGCCCGTCTCAATGGCATGCCGCCGTCCGCTCCCGCTGCGTCGATGCCTGCGCCCATGGCCCCGCCGGTGCCGGGGGGCAGGCTGGTGCCGGGTCGCAGTGCGGGCAGCATGGTCTGGCAGGCGGATGCGCCGCCGTCTTTACCCGCTCCCGGTGATCTCATGCCGGGCCTGGCTCCCGCGCCGCAGCGCTTGCCGATGCCTGCCGATACCGCTCCCGCGCCGCTGCCCATGCCGGAGCCGCTGAATCCGTTGCAGCTTGATCCGCTGGGCAACTACGTCAACCCGCAGCCCATGACCCCGCCGGGTTTTGGCGCGATGAATGACGCCCTGGGCCGCGCTCCCGGCATGTTCCCCGGCCTGCCGCAACCGCCGCCGGGGCTGTATGGGCCGGAGGCTCCGCCGCCGGTGGATTCGATTCCAATTCCGAACACGGACATGATGGCCCCCGTGTTTAATGGCGATGTCAGCCCGCAACCCCTGCCGATGAAGCAGCCTGACGCGCCGCTGCCTCCCGGCATGGTGCCAACGGAGGCGAATCGCGGGGGCATCACCTATCGCCCCAAGCAGACGGACACGGCCAAGATTCCCGAAGGCATCCAATACGAGAAAGATGACATGGGCCGCATCATTGGCGGCGTGTATCCGGCTTACAATGATCAGGGCAAACTGGTCATGCGCCGCATCGACATGGATGGCGATGGCAAAGTGAGCCCGGCGGAGCTTTCCGCCGCGCAGGCTGCCGGGCAAACGCCGGGCGGTGTGAAGTTTTCCCGCGTGAAGTAATCTTGAGCGCCTTTCCCTCATGCCGACCTACGCCCTCGAAAGCCCGCAGACCGGGCAGACCTATCAGGTGGAGTTTGACCGCGAGCCATCGCCTGCGGATCTGGACTTTGTGGCCAAGCAATTTGATGCGGAATGGTGGCAGCAGCAGGGCATCGAGCCCGGCAGCGCCATCACGCAGCAGACGCCGCTCGGCACCGTGGGCAATGCGCTCGCCAATGTGGGGCCTGCTTTGGCCGGCATGGTGGGCGGTGGCATGCGCTATCTGGACACGGCGGCGCAAGTCGTGGCCGATGTGACGGGCACGCAGCGCGGTGGATTGTTTGGCGATGTGGCGCGGCAGGCCGAAGGCATCGCCGCTGAAGGCGAGCTGCTGCGTCCGCTGAGCCCTGCGAATCCCATCGCCAGCACCATCGGCCAGGGCGCGGCGCAAGGCATCGGCCTCATCGGCACGGCGGCGGCCAGCGTGCCTGCTCTCGGTGCTCGTGGGCTGATGACGGTGCCTGCGGTGCTGGGCTTTGGTGCTGGCGCTGGCGAAGGTGTGCGCACGGGCGAGCAGATGGGCCTGAGCCCGGCGGCTCAAGTGGGCATGGGCACGGCCTTTGGCGCGGCGGAAGCGGCCACCGAGGCGCTCGGCGGCATCGGCGGGCGTTTCCTGCCATCGGGCGGCGGCGTGGCACGGCGTGCTTTGACGGGTCTCGGCAGTGAGATCATCGAGGAACCGGCGGCCGGAGCGCTGCAAGAAGGCATCACGAATGTGGCGGCGCTGCCCGTGATGGATGCGCAACGGCCCGGCTTTACCCAGAGCGGCTTTCAAGTGCCCGGACCACAGGGCTATCTGGAGCGTCGCGGCATGGAGGCACTCGGCGGTGCGGCCGGTGGCCTCGTGTTTGCGGGTGCTCAAGCGGCTGCTTCTTTACCTGCCAGTGTAAATGACAGGACTGCTACGCCCCCGGCCGATCAAACGGTGCCGGATGCCGGGAACGGTGCGGGTTCGACTCCCGCCGCTGGCTCCTCTGTTTCACCGTTGCCGGGCATCGCCCAGCGGGCGGGCACCGTGGATGTGCCGCCGTTGGTGCCGGGGCTGGAGGCAGAGGATCTGGGGCCGCTGACGGCGGTAGATGTGCAGGACTTGGAGGCCGCGGCCAATCCTCCTCTTCCTCCTACTCTTACTCCTCCTCCCGGTCTGCCGGACAATCAGACCATCGGACAGGGAGACAATCAGATGACGCCGCGGCAGCCGATTCTCGCGGGTGTGCCGGATCGCGTGGCGCCGTTCCGTGATCGGCCTTTGAATGCGGAGCCGCAGATGAGTGGCGATGTGATCACCGACCTGCGCATTCCGCGCAGCCCGGAGGCTATTGCCGAAAGCCAGCGCATCGAGCAGGAGCGGCAGCAGCAGATCGCGGAGATGCGGATGCTGGATGCGAAGGCCCGCGGCATGCCGATGATCCCGGACAGCCCGATGGGCAGCATGGACATTCTCGACTGGGCCAATGAAAACCCCATCTACCTGCCGCCCGGTTTCTCCGAAGATCGCAAGCTGCCGGAGTATGAGAGCCTGAAGCGCAACCCGCTGCCGAATTACTGGCGGCGGTTCGTCGCCAGTGGCAAGCAGGGCGGCAACCCGGACAGCGTGGCACAGCGTGCCTTTGATGCCGGCTTGATCGCGGAGCCGACGGCAGATGCCTACTTTGCCGCCGTGCAGGATGGCATCGCGGCGCGGAAGCAATACCGCGTGCAGTTCCAGCAGCGTGACAAGGCGCTGGCGCAGGAAGAAAAGCGCGTCGTCGATTTCGAGAAGTCGCAGACGAAGCTCGCCAAGAAACCGGATACGCAAGAGGTGCCGTTCGAGGACATCGTGCCGGGAGATCGCATGACGATCGACGGTGAAAACGCGGTGGTCAAAAACGTGGAATACAACGAGGACGGCTATCTCACAAACGTCGTCATCGAGGACGGCAAGCGCTTTGGCTTGATGCAGTTCGATCCGCAGAATCGCGGCGGCATCCTCGTGGATGAGTTCAAGCCGCAGCCCCGGCAGGCCGTCGAGGACTTCGCCCCTGCCGAGGGGGTAAGACAGCCAATGTCCAAGGCTCCAGCTTCAAACATTGCGGGGCAGGCTTCGAACATTCCAGCACAAGCTCAGAACATTCCAGCACAAGCTCAGAACATTCCAGCACAAGCTCAGAACATTCCGGCGGGTTCAAGTCCCGCGGCTGCTAGTGGATTTCAACAGCCCGACCACATGCGGCCTCGGTTTTGGAGGGACGAACAAGGCAACGTGCGCAAAGCCAAAAAGTATTTTTATGGTTACGCTGGCGGCGGTCCTGACAACACCATTCTTAATTGGATCAAAAAGCCCAAAAGCGACGTTTTGTTTCGAGGCACCGATTTGGAAACAGAGCAATGGATTGCCAGCCAAAATGGCGTGTGGCTGGATGCCCCTACACGCACCACCACCACAGCAGCAGCCACGCGACCAGCAGCAGCCACGCGACCAGCAGCAGCACCAGCGGCCACGCCGGGCCGGGGCGAGGGCGGAAGTGGCGGAGCAGGCGGGGCGGCATTGCTGGACGTAGCACCGAGCACCCGCCCCCGCAATCGCGGCGAGACAGCGAAGCCCCAACGCGACGACGTGCTGGCCGAGCTCGGCCAGGCCACGCGTGAAGGCGCGGCAAATCAGGCGCAGGGGACGCTGGGATTTCAGAACCTCGACACGTCTGGCCGCACGGCGGGATTTTTGAATGCAGACATTCTGGCGGAGGCCACGGACCTTTTGCGGCAGGGCATCACGGACTTCACGAACTGGAGCCGGGCGATGCTGACGCGGTTCGGTCGCGGCATCCGCGACTACCTGCAAGGCATCTGGCAGCAGATCACGAGCCCGCAGACGAATGCCGCGCAGAACGTGCGCCTAGGCCTGCCACAAGGCACGGCCCCGGTGAGCGTGGGGCAAGGTGGGTTTGTGGGCACGGGCGGTGCATCGAGCATTCCCGATGGCCAGGCAGAGACGCAGAGCCGTTTTGCCAGTCCGAATCAAACAGACAATTTGTATGATGTGGAGCCCGTGGAAGTGGCGCAGGCTGAGGGGCGGGCATGGCTGGCGCAAACCGATGTGGAAACGGCGCTGCAACTTTTTGAACGGGCTGTCGTGCCGTCAGGCATGACACAGGCACGGATGTTTTATGCTCACGCCGCGTTGATCAAGCAACTGGTGAGCGCTGCTAACACCGGCACGGAACTACAACGACTGCAAGCTGAGGCGCAACTGGATCGCGCAGGGCGTGCTTGGTATGGCAGGGAAAGCCAAGAGTGGGGTCGAGCAGGTAAAGCGCGTGCTGTGTCGTCGGCGGAACTCAGCAGCGTGGCCCCGATTCTGGCAACCAAGCAAATTTTGGTGGACCGTGCCGATGCGGTGATGAACAAGCGTTTTGAAGGCGGGGCGGGTGGTGTGGTGGAGAAGGTGAAGGCCATCCTTGAAAAGGCGGACATCGACATCACAGAACGCGTCGAGGCCATCCTCTCGGCGGTGATGGGGTCGCGTTTGCAGCCGCGGGTGACGCTGGCGCAGGCGGTGGCCGGGCTGGTGAATGGCAAGACGCAGCGGCAGCAGATGATCGACGATGTGGCGCGGGCGCTCATGCAGCGGGCGAAGAGTCGCGAGGTGAAGCCGGGCACGCAGACGGCGCTGGCCGCCCTCGTGGCGAGCCTGAAGCGCACGCTTGGCGCGGCGGTGAAGGGCGAGGCACTGAAGCCGGAGACACTGAAGATGGGCGAGCTGCTGGCCCGCACGTTTGTGGATCAGGTGGCGGAGGCTCCGCTGTTTGAGGAGGCGTGGAAGGCAGGCCGTGAGCAGGTGCGTGCGATGCTGATCGAGACGGGCCTGAGCGAAACGCAGGCGGAGAAGCGGCTGAATGAGCTGATGCCCGCCACGCCGACGGTGGCCTATGCGCCTGGCATGGTGAAACAGGCGGTGCAGCGTGGTTTTGAGCAGGCGGGCTATGGCCAGACGCTGACGACACGCATGGACCGCAGCGGCCAGCGGCAGGTGGATGTGCGGGCGGAAGCGCTGCGCAATCCGCAGAAGGCCATGGAGGCGGTGATGAAGGTCTGGGATGAGGAGGCCGATGCGGCCGGCATTTCACCGGAGGCCTGGGCGCAAGGTCGAGCACTGGCATGGAAAGCACTGGGCGAGACCATGCAGCAATGGCAGGCGCAGCAGCAGGCGACGCAGGCCAAGGCGGATGCGGCGGCGAAGGCGAAGCTGCTGGAGAAGGACAGCCCGGCACTGGCGAAGCTGCTGAAGTCGCTGAAGGATAAGATCGCTCCCGGCATGAGCTGGGCGGACATCTTCATGGACATGCCCAGCTCGCAACGGGAGCGGCAGCGGGAGATTTATCGTCGCCTCATGCTTGATGAGCGGCTGAAGGATCTGACGATGGAGCAGCGGTTGGATTTGACGAACGAACTGGACCGCGCCTGGCAACGGGAACGCAAGGCGGTGTTTAATCGCGAGCTGGAGAAGGCGGGCATCCTCGGCGAGAAGGACAAAGGAGATCGTGACAAGGTGAAGAAGGCGCTGCCGAAACTGCTGCGCATGATCAACCTTGGCATGTTTAACTCGGAGATGTGGCGCGAGATCGTGGCGCCGGAGTATGGTCTGAAGATGCTGACAGCGGCAGACACCGCGCAGCTTCGCGCCATGGCGGAGGCGGCGTGGAAATTGCCAGAAGGTGTGATCCGCAATCAAAAGCTCCGCGATTTGCTGAACGCGATCCAGAAGAAGACGGGCGCAAGCTGGGTGGAGGTGCTGAACTCCTACTGGACGGCGGCGGTGCTCTCCGGACTGCGCACGCAGTTTGATACCTGGCTGGCAGCGGTGAATGGCATGGGCACCAACCTGATGCAGATCGGTGGATTGATCGCTCGCGGCCAAGGCCGGGCGGCCATCGACGCGCATGCGCAGTGGTGGCGCGGGCTGTTTGAAGGGGTGCGCGAGAGCGGGCAGATCCTTTTCAAGGGTGACACGAGCTATCTGAAGCGCTTTGGCGCGGATCTCAAGAAAGCGCTCGAAGGTGAAACATCGGTGACACCGGTGCCGCTGGGAGAGAACCTGTGGCAGAATGGCAACACCTTTCAGAAATACGGGCTGGCTCCGGTGATGATGTTCACCGGCCGGCTGATGGCGGCCGCGGACCACATCAACAACACGGCGACCACGCAAAGTGCCATCGCGGTGGCGCGGGCGCTGCATCCCGAGCTTTACCAAGGCAAGGTGGGCTTCACGGCTGCCGAGCGGGCCAATGCCCGAGCCCAGGCGCTGCGGGAAGTGACCGGCGGACGCGAGCCGCAGACGAGCGAGGAACGTGCCACGGTGAGCGCTCGTGCTCGCGAGATCCTGAACGGCAGCCTGCAAGCGGAGGACTACGCCGCCGCCAGTGAGATCGGCGACATGGCGGCCTATCAGAATGATCCGACGGGGATGTTCGGTTACATTTACAATGCCATGAAGCAGGGGCTCGGCACGATCCAGCGCGGGCTGAATGATTATGCGCAGGACGTGACGGCCAATCGCTTTGCCCGTGTCGCCGCAGGTGTGATGGCGGGCTCACTGCATGGCGTGACGGGCACGCGGTTCATGCGCTTCGGGGCTAACTTTGGCGCGGATATGACGCGCTACATTCCCGGCAGCTATGTGCTGGGCAAGGCAGGGTTTTACGGTCGCGAGGTGAGCCGGGCGCAGCAGGAACTGCTGCTGGGCAAGAACCTCGTGGGCCTGATGCTGATGAGCACGCTGGCGGCGGTGTTTCTGAACTCCGATGACGAGGATGAAGGCTGGCAGATCGAAGGTGATTGGAGCACGCTGAATCCGCAGCAGGTAAAGGAACGCATGGCGGCCGGCCTCGAACGCATGACGCTGTGGAAACGCGAGAACGGGCAGGTGCGCCGCGTGAGCTACAAGCAATGGCCGACGATGGGGCTTTTCTCCGTGGTCGGTGGCATGCTCGACGAGAAGCGGCACAAGCCTGCGCAGTTTGCCCAGCACGGCACGGCGGGCCATCTGCTGCGTGGCATTGCCACGGGCTACACGCAGATCAAGAACGTGTCAGCGGTGCGGAATCTGGTGGAGTTGTTCGGCGAGCCGACTTTCTCTGCGGATGCCGTCAATGGCACGATCGACAAGATGATCAAGACGGGCACCAACTTTGCGGGTGGCTTTGTCCCGACGCTGATCAAGGACGCGGACATCTGGACCGATCCGCGCAGCTTCAAGCCCGAAGGCGTGGCGGAGATGATGCTGCGCAACACGCCGATCCTGCGCAAGTATGTGAACGACGGCCGCCCGCAGCTCAATCTGCTGGGCGAAGAGGTGAAGCTGCAACGAGTGCCGTGGTCGCGTGCCTACACGAACGTGCAGAGTGCGGAGGCGCATCGCGTGCTCGGTGCCCTGCTGGCCCGTGGCCTCGCCCTGCCGATGCCGAGTGATGAAGTGAAGCTCTACCAGAACGGCGTCAAGGTGCCGCTGGAAACGCTGGGCCGCGAGGCGGTGTGGCAATACGAACGTGCCGTTGGCCAAGGCTATAAGGACTGGCTGAGCACCGACGGCGCGGCCCTGCTGACGCTGCCGGTGGATCAGGCGGAGAAGGCAATTCAACGCCGGGCCGAGACGATCAAACGCCAGGCGCTGGGGAGGGTGCAGCGGTGAGCGTTTCCTCGCACGATCCCAAAGGTGCCGCCGGTGCGCTGAAGCCGCAGCTTCAACTGCTGCCGCCGGTTTTTAACGAGCAGGTGGCCGGGGCGCTGAGTCTAGGCGCGGCCAAGTATGGGCCGTGGAACTGGCGTGAGCATCAGGTGGAACTAATGACCTACCTCGGCGCCATGCGTCGGCACATCGACCGCGTGCTTGATGGCGAGGATCTTGACCCGGAAAGCGGTGCTCATCACCTCGGCCATGTGGCCGCAGGCTGTGCCATCGTGCTCGATGCGGCGCGGCATGGCACGCTAGTGGATAATCGGCCAAAACGGTGATTTGACACGCGTGATACACTGGCGGCCATGAAAACCCTCTCCATCCTCGCCGCCCTCGTCGTCACCGCCATTGCCCTCTATGCCGCCGATGGCCAGCCGCCTCTGCCTACGGGCGGGCAAGTGGGCCGTTTCCAGCTTTGCCAAGGAACCAGCCCTCGGGCCAGTGCGGCCGGCCCGCCCACGCTTTACCGGATCGACACGGCCACCGGTCAAACATGGTCGCTGGATGCTGCCCCCATGATCCAAGCCGATGGCAAGCCGCCTCCCAGT